GCCATAGGCCCCGCCTATGATCGCGGCTACGCCGCCGGGAAGGCTAAAGGCAAGGATATCGGGTATTCCGCTGGCCGGAACAAAGGCTACCTTGAGGGGAAACAGTACATGCAGCCCCGCATCAACGAGCTGGAGAAGGAGCTCAGTGCATATCGCGTCGCCGAGCGGCAGCCCGAAACTGGCCGGGACGCGATGGCAGAATGGCTTGCGGCTCGCGCTTCCGAGCCGACCGGCACATCATACATTGCCAATACCTCTACCGGCAAATTCCACCGCTCTACCTGCAGCTATCTCCCGGAGGAGCAGAATCGGGCCTACTACAGCTCCGCCGAAGAGGCTCGGGCGGCCGGATATTCCCCTTGCGGGCATTGCAATCCCTGACGCACACACATCTCCAGCACGTCCAGCACCTCCCGCCGCCCCTCCGGCGGCAGCCGCAGAAACTCCCGCACGATCTTCTCCTCCGAGGCTGGCCGTCCCCCACAGGCGGCCAGCCTCAACTCATCTCTGGCTCGCTCCACGCGCTTCCTCCCGTCCGGCCGCATCCGCCGGTACTCCCGCACAAACCGGTACTTGATCCATCGCTCCATCCGTCGCGCCCCCTTTGCACCCGCATCGTACCACGCCCCGCCGCGGGAAGCCATGGCCAGAACCGGGAACTGCGCCCGCTTTTTGCAAAAATCCACACCCAAAACTGCAATCGTCAGGAGGCGACACCATATGCCACAGATCTGTGACCGGCTCAATGCTGTCAAGCAAAAGTCCGGCCTCACCCTCACCGCGTGGGCGGAGCGCTCCGGCGTCCCCGTCAGCACGATCTCCCGCATCCTCTCCGGCTGCACCGAAAACCCCGGCCTGCAGACAGTCGTCGACCTCGTCGCCGCTGCTGAGGTCCCGCTGTCCGACGTCCTCCCCGACCTGCTCCCGCCGCCCGAAGACGCACCCGCTGCGCAGCCCAGCGATGCCCTCCTCGCCGAAAAGGACGCCCGCATCGCCGCACTCGAGCGCCTCGCCCGTTACCGCTCCCACATCTGCTACGCCCTCGGCCTTATCTGCCTTGCTCTGGTCGCCGTCCTTGCCTTTTTACTGGCCTTTGACCTGTGCAACCCCCACGTCGGCTGGTTCCGCAGCTGATTTCCCCAAGGAGAGTCTGCTATGCCGATCACAAAAATACAAAAAAAGCGCGACGGCCTGCAGGGCTATCGCGTCCGCGTCAATTATACCGATCCCGACACCGGAGCCTACCGCCGGATCGAGCGCATCGTCTACGGCAAGGCCGAGGCAGCCGAGATGGAGCGGCAGCTCAGCGCCGAGGCCAAATCCCCCGCCCCCACCGCCGACGACCGCCTCACCGTCGCCGAGTTTGCCCAGCAGTATCTCAAATACAAATCGAACGAAGTGCGTGCATCCTCGCTCGCCACGCATGAGGCCCGCCTGCGCACGCACGCTATCCCATTTTTCGGCCCGCTGCGTATGCGCGCCGTCACCCCACGGCACGTTGCCGATTGGGTGTCGTCCCTGCACAGTAAGGGCCTCGCCCCCAATACCATCTCCGAGGTCTACGCAATTACAAAATCCATGTTCGCGCGCGCCGTCGAACTCCGCATCATCCCAACATCTCCCTTCGGGCGGCTCCGCTGCCGACGCAAGGCCATTCCAGACGCCCCGCAGCACGATTTCCAATTCTATACCGCAGAGCAATTTCAGCGTTTTTACGCATCGGCAGCCGCCGCCGTTTCCATTGCAAAAAATCCCATCCAAGAGCGGCAATACATGATGTTTTTCGTCGTCGCATTTTATACCGGCATGCGGCCCGGCGAAGTCCTCGCCCTTCACTGGACGGATATCGACTTCCCGGCCCGCCTGATCCGTATCCGCCGCACTTATTCCGATCGGTATGGGGAGGGGCCTGTCAAAACGGAGTCCTCTGTCCGCGATATTGGCGTCCCCGCCCCCCTTTTCGAGGAGCTGCAGGCGCACATCCGTTTTCAGCGCGGCATGCCCGGTTTTTCTCCGGACTTCCTCGTCTGCGGCGGTCCTTCGCATCTCGTGGCGTATACTGTCCGCAGGCACAAGCTTGCCTATGCGAGCGGCGCAGGACTCCCGCAGATCCGCCTCCATGATTTCAGGCACTCTCACGCCTCCCTGCTCGTTAATAATGGCATCAATATCCAGGAGGTCGCGCGCCGCCTCGGCCACTCCAATGTCAAGGAGACTTGGGACACCTATTCCCACCTGTATCCTCGCGAGCAGGACCGCGCGATCACCGTTCTTGACACCGTCCAGCTCTCTCCTCTAACCACCCCGTGATTTTCGGTGTTTTTTCGGTGTTCTCCCTCTTATGCTCCATCTCCGAAAACGCCGGAACCCTTGTGTTTTCAATGGTTTCTGCGTTTTTTATCCTCTCTTTTTTCGTTGATGCTCATCAACAACAACTTTTATTCATCTTTCTGTTTCTTTCTCTTTCTGCCTCTCAACGCATCTCATTTTCTCTCTTTACATTGCTCAAACTCCAACTTTCTCCGACCTCAATTTTCAAATTCTCAAAATTCTCGGTGCTCATTCGGTGCACAAAAGGCCCCGGCAGTCTCCTGCCGGGGCTGTTTTTGTGTCACTCCACGATGCACTCGTAGTACACGCGCGCCTTGTCCGGCACGGCGTCCTTGTCCTCGAGCCACGCCTTGGCGAGATCGAGGTAGAGGTCCGTCCCGGTGCAGCCGTGGTCCATGAGTACCTCGCAAAAATCGCTGTACACCGCATTCATTGCGCACCAAAATTCGACGGGGTCGCAGTCAATGCCGCGCTCGTGCATCATCTTGAGCACATGGTCCGGTGCCCACTTCGCGCCGACCGTGCCGTCGGCGTTTTTCATACCGCCGACCCACTTCTCGGCCTCCTCCCACGACAGACGGTCGTCATCGTCCTGCTGCTGCTCGAATCCGATATGCCCCATCTCCCGGCGCCCCGGCTCGCGGCTTCGGCCGCCGCCTCTCGGCTCGATGTCGTACCGGCGGCCCATCGGCTCGTCGCGGTAGCGGCGATCATAGTCGCCGTCGCTGCGCGGCGCATAGCGGCCGTCATTGTATCGCTCGCGTCCGCGCCCGTCGCGGAATCGGCCCTCCGGCCGGTCTCTGCGTTCCTCCTCGCCGCTCCCGCGGCGGTAGAACATCATTTTTGTCCTGGCGTCCATATCGTCCCTCCTTATGCCGTCGGCGCCGTGCCGTTGACGCTCGCCAGATTGCTGCTCGGCGCGCAGGCCGCGCGGCCCAGCAGCCGGAAACTGCCGCCCGTCGCGGTGGTGTTGAGCACCGTGCTGTACTTTGTCCGCGTGCGGATCGCACAGGCGGTCAACTGTGCGCAGCCGCAGCTTGTCAGCGGATACTGCACTGTCCCGCTGCCGATCGTCACCACGACCGGAGCCGTGATGGTCGCCGTCGTCGGGATCGTCTGCGCCACGACGAGACAGTATTTCTCGCCGTCGTTGTAGCTCCCGGCCGGCAGGTTGATCGTCAACACGCCGTCAGCAAACGTCACGGCCTGCGAGATCACAAGACGGCGGCACAGCTTACACACGTTGTTGCATGCCATGGTATATCCTCCTTTGCTCAGGGGCGGCAGCTGCCGCCCCGATCTCTCATCCCGTCAGCAGCAGCCGTAGCCCTGCTGGCAGCCTGCGCCGCAGTACGCCGCATGCGGGTTCTGTACCAGGTACGTCGGCTGCGGCGTCGGGTTGCCGGTCCGGCGGATCAGCTCTGCCGTGTTGGCGTCCATTGCGGCCTTGAGCACGGCGTTCTGCTCGCTCTGCGAGGCGGCCAGACGGAGCGTCTGGTTTTCCTGCTGCAGGGTCGAGATCTTGTCGTTGACCATAAAGTCCAGGATGCTGCGCGTGTTGGCGTTGGCGTTGTCGATCACGTCGCGGGCCGTGCTCTGGATGGTGTTGCGGATGTCGCAGCTCTGCGTCGCGAGGTTGTAGTTGGTGTCGGCAAAGCCGCGCTCCATCAGGCGCTGCGTCTCGCAGCAGCACTGCTGCTGTCTCGCGCCGAGGTCGCAGATCTGGCTCTGTACCCCGTTAAAGCCCTGCATCATGCCCATCTGCGTGGCGTTAAAGCCCTGCTGCATCGCGATCTGCCCGTTGAGCATGCCGGTGTTCATCGCATAGAAGCCGTCACACAGGCCGTTCTGGAGCCCGCGGATGCCGTTCTGGATCTCTGCCGTCACAAAGCCGTCGTTGACTGCCTGCCGCGTGTCGATTCCGCTGAGATACGGCACCGCCATACCGGCCCCGTTGTTGCCGTTGTTGCCCCAGTTGTTGCCAAAAATCAGGGCAAACAGGATGATCACGATCCACCAAGATCCGCCGCACCCGAACATATCGTTGTTGTTGCGGTTGCCGGAGTCAGCGCCCAGCGCATACCCCATGCCAAAATCATCTGCCATTGTTATATCCTCCTCAGTTTTTATGATCCCACGGGCCGCGCGCGCCCGGTGAGTCCTTTCTGCGCGGCTTTTGTCAGGATCCGCAAACCGAGTGGATGTGCTTACCGGCGGAAGGGCAGCCCCAGCTGCTGCGCCATCTGCTCCACCGTCGTGCCGCGCTCCCGCGCGGCGTTGTCCGCCATCTGGAGGAGCTGGTTATAATTTTTGCCCGCCAGCATCTGCTGCATCTGCTGGAGCTGAGGTCCCGCGCCCATCTGCTGCAGGGCACCCAGCGGGTTCCTGCCCCGCTGCGCCATCTGGATCATCATCATGAGCGGATTCATTCTGCCGGTTCCTCCTTCTTTTCTGCGGCAGTGAGCCGCTCGCTGATGCCGTTAAGCTGCGCCTGCATCTGCTGCAGCATCGTCAGCACCGGGTCTGTCGCGGTCTGTGTGCCGTTCTGCGCGGGCTGCGGAGGCGGCGCGGGAATATACTCCCCAAAGCGTGCAGCGCCCGCCGCAGCGTCCCAGCGCTTGGTGTAGATGCGGTTGTTTTGGATGTCCGCAAACACCATCAGGCTGCCGGAAAAGTCCACCGGCGTCGAGCTTGCCTCCTCGCGGCTCGATACCATCCGGCACATCGGCCCCTGCGGCTGCAGCGGCTGCTGTCCGTACCCGCCGTATACCGGCGGCATCACCTGATTGTACCCGGTCTGATAGGGATATGCCATTGTCTCCGCCTCCTGTCTTTGATGGATATATCATACCGTCTCAGCCTCTGCGCTGTGCCCGCTTCCGGCGCGTCTGTGCCCGCAATGTGTGCAGCCGCCGCTCGATCCCCTGCATCCGGCGGGACACCGTGCTCCGCGTCATCCCCTGCCCGAATTTGTCCTCCATCTCAAATGCGATGTCCAGCTGCGCCACCTGATCGATCAGGCACCGCCGCGCGATGTAACTGTCCTCCTCCCCGAGGTTTGCCGCCCGGATCAGCGCCTCGACCTCCTCGCGCCGCATCCCGGCCGTGCAGCTCCCCGCCTGCATCCTGCCCTTTGACATGTTTCCCCCTCCTGTGCATAAAAATGGGAGAGGGCTTTCGCCCTCCCCCGCTGTGCGGTATTTTGTTAATGCCACGGAGCCTTGTACAGGTCCCGCTCTGCATAGCCCTCCGCCCGGTATAGCAGATCTTTCTGCTCTGCCGTCAGCTGCAGGCTGTTGATGAGTGCAAGGATCTTCGCCTTCTTTGACCCGCTGATCGACTTGCCGTTCGCGTCCTTGTCCGCGCTCAGTTCGGCCTTTTTCTTCCAGTACTGCATCCAGATCTTTGCGCCGATGCCGCCGCTCCGGGCCTCTGTCAGCTTGTCATAGGTCTCCTCGCTCAGCACGGTGCTCAGCGCCTTGTAGAGGCTGGTATCCGTCAGATTCTGCTTGAGCAGCACGTCCACCTTGTCGTTGGTCGTTAGCTGCCCGTTCTCGCCGGTCCCCTTTGCGCTGGCCAGCTTGTCGCTGACCTTTTTGGCGTCGGTCGCGCTCAGCCCGGCCTCCGTCAGGTTGGTGTAGCGCTCCGCCTCCTGCGCAAACATCTGGTAATACTTGAGGCCGTTCTGGATCGCCTCCCGCTTTTTGCCCTTGATGTTGTGCTGGTCGAGCCAGTATGCAAACTCGGAGGCCTGCTGGCTGCTGCTGAGGCTCTCGTCCTCGTACAGCGTCCGGTACTCCTCGTACACGTCCATCACGTCGTCCCAGCTCATCCCGGCGTCCATCATGTTGGCGAAAGCCTCGTCCTTCGAGGTCGACTTCGCGCCGGTCTCCTTGTCGGTCACGCCGAACACCTCGGCATAGGTGTATGCCTTAACGCTGTCCCGCACGTCAAGCTCCCGGATCGCGGTGCGCTTCTGCCGGTTTTTGTCGTTGGTGGAGAGATTCTCGTCCCCGTCCGCCTGCATGAGCTTGTTGTAAAACTGCGTCACGCCGTCCCAGCTCACGCCCTCGTCCATTAGGGTCTCGAACATGGCGTCCGTTGCGTGCTCATACTCGCCGGTCTCCTTGTTCCTCCGGCCGAACTCCTGCCGGAACAGGTAAGCCTTTTGCTCGTCGGTCAGGCTGGAATTGTTGATGGCGTCCCGGATATCCCGCTGCGCCTGATCGGTCGTCAGGGTGTCGTCTGCGTTGATCTTGATAAACTCATGCAGCAGGTTGTAGGTCTCGATCGGGTCCGCCCCGTCCTTGGATAACGTCTGCCACGTCTGCGTGTCCTTGGTCGACAGGCTGGAAAGCCCGGATGCCCAGTAGGCATTTGCCTGCGGCGTCGCGTTTGGCCCGAAGAGAATGTTCTGCAGCGCCGTCCCAACGTTCCGCTCGACCGGATACTGCAGCCGCTCCTTGTCCCCGAAGCCCTTTGTCCGTCCTCCCTCGACGATCGTTTTGATTCCGGAGTACGTCTTGTTGATCTGCCGCCCGCCGGGGATCGCCTGCGTCACAAGCCCGAGCAGTGCCTCTCCGCTCTCCGGCGAGATCACGCCGTGCTCTGTGGCTGCGTCCCACAGGTCTTTGCCCTTGCCGAACAGGTCCGGCATCATCAAAGTTCTGTCTCCCACGCCGACCATGCCGGAGAGGTTGGAGAGGAACGGGACCTCATTGCTGATGTTATACAGCGTGTCCTCCACAGCGTTGCCCCAGTCAAAGCCCTCCTGCGGCGTCGGAACGTCGTCGAACAGGTCGACGCCGAACATGGCGTTGCTTGCCTTGTTGAGCATGTATCGGATCCAGTCGTTGGTGGTCAGCCCCTCGCCGGATGCAATGAAATTCATGGACATGCCGATGATATCGAACGGGGCCGGAGTGCCGCCGTAAAGCTCCTCCGTCACGCGGTTGACCACAAAGGCCGCAAGCACGGTCTTCAGGATCACGCTGCTTAGGACCCTCGCCGCCTTTGCCTTGCCGCTCTCCGCCGCGATCTGCCGGAACTGCCGCGGGAGATCCTGCGACACATGCTCCCAGCTGTTGAGCGCCTCGATCTGGAACATGTTGACCATCTGCATGACGGGTGTCTTGGAATGGAACATCAGCGGTTTTGCGCCCTTGGTGCGGTCGCCCATGATGGAGCGTGCGTAGGCGTCTGCCGCCCGCATGGCCTCCTCGTGCGTCTTGCCGTCGCGGAGCGCGTCGAGGTATGCCGCTCTGGCCGCGATCGTCGACATCATCGTGTCGACAAATTCGGCCGGCTTAAACATGCCGGACATAAACGAGTCCGCGAAGGTGTTGGAGATATAATCCACTCCCTTTTTGCCCGTGATGAAATCACTGTCCATCTGGAACTGCCGCAGCTTGCCGGTCGAAAACTCCAGCGCCGCCTGCGCGATGGAGCGCTTGCTCCGCTCTCCGAGGATCGTCGGCAGCTGCGCGATCTGGTTGACGGCCGACGAGACGTTTCCCGCAACATTGGCCCTCGCAAACGCCTGCGTGAGCTGTGTGCCGAGCTTCAGGATGCCGCGTCCGCCTCTGTGCTCTGCCCCGCGGTCTCCGCCGAACTGCTTTCCTGCCAGCACGTCGCCGTAGTTTTTCAGCCATACGGCAAGATCGGAATACCGCGTATTGTTTTTCTCTGCGGCGAACAGCTCGGCGATATACTGGTCAAGCTGTTTGTTGATCTCCGCCGTTGTCGGCTCTGCAAAATCATCGACTCGCTTCAGCTCCCGCAAAAAGTCCAGCTTCTCGTCGCGCTGCCCGCTGCGGGAAAGCTCGATCGCCTCCGCCAGCGAATTTTTGAAGTCGTTCTTGCCGCCGAGGCGTGTATAATTTTCCAGCGCGCGGATCTTCTGGATGTCGTCGGTGTGGAACAGCACGTCGGACAGGTACGTCACATAGCTCTCAAACCCGTGCACGATGTCGTACTCGGTCTGCGTCCCCTCGCGGCTCTGGAAGAACGGCGTCCAGCGCTTGTTCGGCCGGAAGTCCTCCGTCCTGCCCGCGATCTCCGCCGGGAGCCTCGTTGCGCTGGCGTTAAAGCCCAGCGCCTCGAACGCCTGATTGAGCAGGTTTACCTTGTCGGCCGTGCTCAGGTGCGGCGCGTAGTAGTCGATCTTGCCGATCGGCTCGTCACCGTGCGACACGAGGAAATCCGCAATGGCGTTGTAGTAGTCGTCGAAAAGCTGCCGGTACTGCTTCACGGCTGCCGCGCATTTCTTCTCGTCGATCTCGCCCTTGATCCCGTCCTTCTGCGTCAGGAACTGTGCGTACTGCTGCGCCCACTTGCTTTCTGCGGCGTTCAGGTCGAGGTCCGTCGCCACGCGCTGGATCTCCGCCTCTCTGGCCTCCGCGTCCGGGCTGGCCTTCTGCGCGGTCTCCATCTTGGTCAGCTCCGTCACGGCCTTCTGGATCGCGGCCTTGTTCGGCGACTGGTTGATCCGCTGCACGGTCGCCTCGATGTCGAGGGCCATGTGGACGTAGGCACTCTCGGCCTTGTTCAGGCCCTTGGCCTTGTCTCCCTCGCCCTGGAACTCGCGCACCGCGTCGAGCTGCCGGTTCATCCAGCGCAGTCTCTCCGCCTCGTTTCTCGTTACCGGGTCGAAGTAGTACCGGTTGATCTCCTCGCCGCGCTTGTCGCCGAACATCTTGAGCATCGAGCGCTGCGGCGTCCGGTAGTTGAGTACGAGCAGGGCCTCCTTGTCAAAGCCGCCCGGATCGCTCATCAGCTCCAGCTCGTCCGGCAGCAGCTCCATGGCCTTGTAGAGCAGCGCGTCGCGGATCGCGTACTTGCGCTGCAGCCGCAGGTCCTCACCGAGCATGCGCTTGTCGATGTACAGGTTGGCGAGGTCCGTCACCGTGTCCCACCTTGCCGTGTCTGGGATATCAGCATAGGAGTACCGCCCGGCCGCGATGTCGCGCGCGAAGTTCTTTTCGAGCGCCGTCGCGCCCCATCGGCGCTCCGCCTTGGAGATCAGCTTGTCGGTCTGGTATTCCGCCTCGGCCCGCTGCCGCATCTCCTTGGTCGTCCGGTAGTCCGTCACGCCCATGTCGATCTTGACGCCGATCTTGTCGAGCGCCGGGGTCGCGCGGAAGCTGTCCTTTGCCACGCCCTCAGCCGCCACGGTCGTCGCCCTTGCCGGGGCCTCTCCGTTCCGGTATGCTGCTGCATCCGCGTCCGCTCTGGCCTTCTTGGCTGCGTTCAGGCGGTTCGCCGCCTCCTGCGGGGTGTACATGCCCTGCTTTGCCGCAAAGTCCGTCTCCACGGCGCGCCAGCCGCCGTTCTTGCGCGGCTCCACGCGCCAGCGCTTCCCGGTCACGGCCTCCAGCAGTTCCACGGCCTGCTTGGGCGACAGGTCCGTCGTCTGCGAGTAAAACGGCACGTCCTTGCCCCATACAAACCCCTGCGGCATGGCGTTCGTCTGCTGCTGCACCCAGTCCCGGAAATAACTCTCGCTCAGGACCGGCTCGCCCATGTCGTCCGCATACCCGAGCACATCCTCCGGCTGCGTCTCCTCCCGGTCGCTTGCCAGTTCCTTCCCGCGGATGCCGTTCTCGCGGATGTCCTGCAGCTCCTCCTGCACGGAGAATTTCTGCAGCGGCCCGATCACGCTTGTAAATTTTTCTCCGGATATCTTGACACCGTCGTCGTCATATGCTATACTTCCAATATAGCCGTCCTTGTGCAAACCGTCTGGGCTACCGCTTCGGTAGCCCAGCGACCGAAGCACCTGGGCGGCTCTTTTTGCGTCTGTGTACAACACATCGCTGTCCTCCAGCGAGAGTCTGCCCCCATCCTTCGTGTATGCACTGTTTACCTTCTGCATCCCATCGAGCCTGTATCCGCCTTCCGTCGGAAGCAGGTCCAGCACGACCTGCACGGCTTTCCCGTTTTCTGCGCGGACATCGCCGAACATGACGAGCCGGGTGTTTGCGCCACGTGTTCGCACCGCTCGGCTTGCCAGCACGAGCGATGGGTTTTCCAGCACCTGCGGGAGCGCCTCAAATGTCTGCATGCTCATCTCCTTGTGGGTGTGCATGATCTTGGATATCTTCCACCCGTTCAGGTAGATGTTCCCGTTTTCTGCTCCCAGATTCTGCAGAATCGGGCCTGTCGTTCCCAATATCAGCCGTTCGTTCCCGTTGCGGCCTTCCCGATCCCATCTCTCCAGTTCGCTCTTGTACTGCTCGTTGATCTCTGCAGAGATACCTCCGCCCCCGCGGAACAGCGTGTTTTCATCCGCGCCCTTCGGCGCGGTTTTTCTTCGCTCCTCCTGCGCCATGCGGTATCGCTCGGACACATTGCGCGCCTCGATCTCTCCCGCCGTGTTGAGGTACATCTCGTAATACGCGGATTGCGGGTTTTCCATCTGCCGCTGGAGATCAAGCAGCCGCCGGAACCACTCGTTTTTGTAGAGCTCCTCGTACAGCTTGTCCTGCTCTGCCTCGTATTTCGCATACCGCTTTCCGGCTTCGCTCTCCGGGTCTGCCGAGAATGTGGCCTCCATCTCGCGGTCAAGCTCGTTGTAGCGGATCACCTTGTTTTGGTCTGCCTTGTCGAGGCTGTTGAGGATCCTGCTGTAAAGCTCCTGCGCGCGATCGCTTGCCGTGTCGCCGCTCTCATACTCGCGTGCCGCCCAGTACTCCGGGCTTGCTCCGCTCTCCCAGCCCTCGATCTGCTGGATCGCGTGCTGGATCTCGTGCAGCATGGTCCCGACTTTCGCGCTGTCTCCCGGCTTGTCCTCAGAGATTGTAATGGTGTTTGTTCGCGGGTCATAGCTTCCGTTCTTGCTTCCTGTGTCGCTCTCCAGCCGGACCTTGACGTCCCGCAGCTCCGGGTACGCCTCATAGAGCGAGTCATGCTGCAGCACGTCCGCAAGCGTTGCGTTCCCGCTTTCTACCCGCTCGCGCATCCTCGCATACTCTCCGCTCCAGATATCATCCAGCTGCTCCATGCGCTGCATTTCGCTTTCGCTGATCGTTCCCTCGAACATCTTCTGCAGCAGGTCCTGATATTCCGCATAGTCTGCATGAGCCTCCCGGAACTGCGCATCTCCGCCGCCGCGGTATTCCGCCTCGCTATTATCGATTTCAAAGCGCCAGTTCTTGCCGTCCATGGTACGCGTCCATCCGGTTTCCTGCCAGATTTCTTCGCGGCTCGCGCCCTCCTGCTCCATCTGCTCGGCAATCTGCAGCGTCTGCGAGTTTGCCGTCCTTGCCTTCTGCCCGGCAAGCGAAAATCTCCCCTCCGGGCTCCCCCTCGTCTCCTGCGAGGTCTGCGCCGGTTCGGATGCCCGCTCGCTCTGCTGCACTTCGCTCTGCACAGCCTCCGCGAACTGCGTCGCGCCCGCGCGGAACCGGTTCATGCCGGCGTAGGCGTCTGCGAGTACCTCCTCGTAAACGTCCTCCATGCTCTGGTAGGCCCCGCTGTAGCTCTGCACATACTCGCGCGCCACCTGCTCAAATGCTTCCTCTCCGAACGTCTCCCGGACCTTTTGCAGCGCCTGCTGCACGAGGGCCGGGTCTTTGTTTGCCCGGACATGAAACAGCTCATGCTGCGCCAGCTTCCCGCCGTCGTACTGGATATCCGTCGTGCTGACGACGGCGCGCTTCGCCGCCGCGTCATACACGCCGTTGATTCGCATCAGCTGATCTCCCCGCTGCATGGCCATCGATCCTCGCACAAAGACGACGTCTACGCCGAGCTCTGCCCCGGCCTGCTTTGCCTCCCGCATCCCGTCGTCATACATGCTCTCCGGGATCACGGCCAGCGTCACGGCGTCAGAGCCGCCCCGCACGAGCTGTGCAAGGCTGGTGTCGCTCTGCAGGCTGGCGTAACGGTTCAGCCGTTCCGCTCTTGCTGCGTCTTCGGGCCGTAGATTCGCTCGACGATTTGCCGGACCATTTTCTCCTGCTCCGGCGTAAGTGTTCCGCCGCTCTGCTTCTGCCGCTGCTGCTCCTGCTGCCATGCCTCCAGTCTGCTCTCCGGCACCCAGACCTGCATCCCGTTGGCTGCCTCCATCAAAAATCTCCGTTCTGCCATTGTCGATTCCTCCGGTTTCTGCCGCATTCACGGCGGCGTTGTTCTCCGCTTCCGCGCGGATTGTGTTGACGCCCTGCGCAGCCTCCTGCACGGGCTCCTGCCGTGTCTCGGCCTTCGGCGTCCCCTCTCCGTATCTCGCGTTGAGATACGCCTGCAGGTTCGCCGTCGCGCCCTCGTTGATCATGCTCAGCTCGTTTCGGAGGTTCAGGGCCGTCATGGCATCCATCGTGCCATCCTGCACGGCCTTGTCAAGATAGCTTTCGGCCGTCCGGGCCATTTTCGCGATCTCTGCATCCATGCGGCCGGTCATCGCAAAATTCTTCGCGTTCTCCTCGGCGCTGTCCCATGCCTGCCGGATCTGTCGCACATTCTCCTCCAGCGTCTCCTCCGAGAAGGTCTTGGCGTCTACGCCTTCGATGCTCCCTCTCGCATCCGCGATCACGCGCTCGGCATCCGTCCCCCGGTATGCCTTCCCCTCTCCGGTCTTGGCCCAGTATGCCTCGGCATCCACGAGATTCCGATACACCGTATTGTACTCGTTCACGGCCTGCGCCCAGCTCTTTTTTGCTGTGCTGCGCTGCACATGATCCCAGCCGTTGGCGAGCATCAGGTCCTCGTCGCCCGCCAAAAACTCGACGGCGTACTTTTCCATCTGGAGGTTCAGCTCTCCGCGGTCGCTCTGCGCCGCCGCGTCGAACATCGTGATGCGCTTGGCGTTGCCCTCGTGGTCGTTTTTGGCCAGCACTTCGGCCGTGTCCGGTCCGATGCTCAGGATCATCGCCAGAGCGAAGCCGGAGATAAACTCATCGCGCAGCTCGTCCCAGCTCAGGTCTGCCTCGCCGGTCAGCGCATAGTCCAGCGCGGCCGAACCGATCGCAGAGGCCACCTCTTCGAGGCCCTCGCCGATGCGATCAAAGAACTCGGAGGAAATAATTTTCCGGATCGTTTCGTTTTTGAATAGCTTATAGCAAAACTCCGTCACCTTGCCGGTGTCCCCGGCGTCGATCAGCGGGTTTCCGCCGAAGAGCATGTTTGTTCCGTATTCCAGCAGACCGCCCGCGGCGAAGCGGATAAACTGCTCGCCCCTCGCGTCCCCGTTGCTCTCTGCCTCACCGTAGGAGTTGATCGCCGCGAAGCTGCTCGTCACGATGTTGCTGCCCCGCTTTGCCATCTGCGCAAACTTCTCGGCCTTCGTCGCGGCGCTTGTCACCAGCGGCGATACCTGCCTGCCGCCCCCGGCAAAGCTTGCCATCGTTCCGGTCGCCGCCCCGGCAATTGTGGCGGAGGCCGCCATTTCCAGCGCGGCCGTCGTCAGGCCGGAGATCTGCTCCGCCGCCCAGCGTTCAAACTTGCCGCCGTTCTGCAGCAGGTCAGACGTCTCACGCCCGCGCACCCAGTCCTGATATTTGGCCTCCTGCCATTCCGGATTCCGGTAGTTGATGTTTTCCTCGCCGCCCTCGGCGAAGTAATCGCCCAGATCGTTTTCAAACGCGCCGAAGCCATTGAGCAGGCTGCCCAGCGCCTTCCCGGCGTAGCCCCCTCCGCGGACGAGCAGCTGCTCCAGTCCGGCCGGGTACTTCTGGAACAGGTTGTCGCGCGCCCTCTCCGAGCCGCTCGCCACCTGGTCGAGGAAGGAACCCGCCGACATCTCGGGGTAGCTGTTGAGCGCATCCTCCGCACCCTGTTCGTTTGCGCGCAGGCCGTTGGTCTCGCGCTGCTGGCGGTAGGTCTCCAGCTGGCTGACCACGTCGCTCGTCCCGTAGCCGCTGACGGCCCGTGTCGCCGGAGCGTTTTTGGCGTAGCGGTCGAGCACCTGCATGTACCGGTCATACTGCTCCTGCGTCATGGCCACGTTGGCGAGGTACCCAAAGATCGCAGCGTCCGTCGCCGCGCCCTGCGACTGGCTCGTCACGTCCGCCTGCGGATCCACATGCTTGCCCGCTGCGTCAAGCAGCTGGTCGACGCTCTTGTACTGGATGTTTTCGCGCGTCGTGCTCTGGTTGTAGCGCAGCTCATAGCCAAAGGTATTCCGGTCGGTCGGTATGCCACCCGCTGCGGCAAGCATGGCGTTCTGCTGCGCCTTGCCCGCTGCGGTGTAGTTTTCGTCTCCCATCACCGGCCCGCGCAGTGCGTCCGTCCACTTCTGTTCGCGCTGGCCGAAGCTGCGGCCCTTAACCCCGCTTCGGTATGCGTCGTAGGTGTCATATACCTCGCTCACGAGCTTGTTGTACTCATCTGCGCTCATGCTCTGGCTGTAGGCCAGATAATACAGGCGGCTGGCCACATCGTCCCACTTTTCCTTCGCGGCTGCGGCGTCCGTTCCGCTTTCCCCGGCAGTCCGCAGCTCCTGCAGCTCCTGCCGGATGGTCTGGCCGTGCTGTTCCGCTGTCTGGTTCTGGTTCAGGCTGTCCGTGAACAGCTTTTCAAGCGATTCCCCTCGGACTCTCGTCAGCCTCTGGCGGTACGGCCCGGTCTTGTCCATCTGCAGGGCATTCTCCGCCTGCTGCTGCAGCTGGCTGCCGGTGCGGACCGGCAGCTTCGGCCGGTATCCCTGCTGGATGCCTGCGTCTACGCCCATGCCCTGCCATTCGTTCGCCTTTCGCAGCTCTCCCCACATGCCGGTCGCAGCCTTGTACAGCGACCCCACATTTCGCACAGCGTACTTTCCCTGCTCTGCGATCTGCTGCACCTTGGATTCTTTGCGCGCCGCGAGCCATTCGGCCATTGCGTCGCGTCCCTCCTCCTGCCGTACCGGCGTAGAGGACTTTTCCGTTTTTCCCGTCTTTACCCCGGTCAACGCCGTTATCGTTTTCTTCGCCTGCTCCAGGATCTGATCTACCTTGATCTGCGCCTGACGCACGGCCCCGTGCTCCGGGGTCGCGCGCTGTGCAGCTTTCTCTGCATTCCGTTTCGCCAGCCATTCGGCCATTGCGTCCCTCGGCATAGGCTCCTCCTTAGTTCACGCCCCAAAGCGAGGCGAGATAGTTTTTCTCCGCCAGCGTCAGATGCTCGGCGTTATAGTCCTGCGTGATCCGGTTAAAGATCGATTCCATCGCCGCGTACTGATCCTCTGCGCTGCGCGGATATCTCGACGAGCTGACGATGTCCCGGTAATACTGCTGCCCCAGCGCGCTGAGCTGGCTGCTGTCTGCAATCGTCGGCGTATTCCCGTCTGTGCCTCCCGTTGTCCCGCCCCCGCTTCCCGATCCGCTCCCGCCCCCGCTTCCGGAGCTGTACGAGCCGCCGCCGGATCTTCCGCCGGAGCCGCCGCTGTACCCGCCGCTCTGCGCCTGCACGCCCGCGAGGATGCGCTTCGCGTCCTCGCCGCCGATCCCGGCCTGTGCCAGCATCTCCGCGCTCGGCATCTGGCCCAGCTGCAGCATCGTCATGGCGAGGTTATAGGCGTTCTGGCGCTGCTGCTCGTTCTGGCTGTACTTGTCCAGCTCCTGCTGGTAGCGCCACTGCTCCCGCTGCCAGTCGGCGTCCTGCTGCGCCCGCATCTTCTGCCAGTTCTGATACGACTGGTCCGTCGTCGGCGTCCCCACGCCCACGCCAAGCACGCTGGATACCTGATCGTCCGCATATCCGAGCTGCTGCCAGCGGTTGAGCGCCTCGTTGATGCGCAGGCTGTAGTCGCTCTGCGCGGCGCTGCCCGCGTTCATCAGGGCCGAGAGGTAGTTGTACTGATCCTGCCGGGCCGTCTGCTTTTCGTTGTACCAGCGGTTGTATGCCTGCTGCTCCAGCTTCGGGACCTTGTCGGCCAGCTGCGCCTTGTAGTTGTCGGCCGCCTGACTTGCCGCCGCAATGGCCTGCGTGGAGGCAAGGCCGCCCGTCTGCTTGGCGTAGGCTCCCAGCGTGTCGCGCATCGTCCGGTCGCCCTCGCGCAGGTAGGTCTTGCGGTACTCCTGCATGGCCGTGTCGTTTTCGGGGTCCCACTTGTAGGCCCCGCCGCTGTTCTCCTGCAGGCGCTTGATCGCGGCGTCCAGCTCCTCCTGATAGGGGTTCTTCCATCCGGTGTTTGCTCCGGCCCCCTGCAGGTAGTTGGCGTACTGGTTGGTCTGCGCCCACTGGTGCAGCCCCTCCCCCGCGATCTTTTCGTTTCGCATCTGCTCATAGATCGCGGCCTGTGCGTAGTTGCCCTTCGCGGCCGCGTCGTCCATCAGCTTTTTGTAGTCCGTGTCCTTGTTGTATCCGTACTGCATGGCCCCTCCTTACTGCATGCCCTGCTGCATACCCATCTGCTGCTGCATGGCCTGCTGCGACTGCATGGCCATCGCCTGTGCCTGCTGCTGCGCAGCCTGCTCCTCCAGCAGCTTCTTGATCGTCCCCGCGCCGGGGTAATTCTGCATCTCCATCTGCGACCAGTAGCGGATCAGCGTCTGCGGCTCGCTCGGGTTGCCGTAAGCGCCGCTCTGCAGGTGCTGCGTGATCTCCTGCCACATGGCCTCGCGGTTCGCGGCAAGCCCGGATGCGTTGTCGCACGAAAAACGGAACTGATCGTTCCAGTACAGCTCCCCCGCCTCGTCGCACTCCAGAAACGCCCACGAGTTCCATTCCGTGTCCATCTCATTTTTTCCGTGCATCTTGCGCCGCTCCTCGCAGTAGGCGAGCTTGTTGCGGAAAAGCCGCTCGAAGATCTCGGCCCACGCGGCCTTCTTCATGATTTTCTTGCTTTCGATTCGGCCGGCTGCCTGCGCGGCGGAGAACTCCTTGGCCTTGCCGGACGTCGCCGTCGTGTCCGTGCGGCCCTGGAACGAGTCCGTGATGCCAAGGATCCGGCGGCTCTCCTCGTAGACGTGATTGAGGTACGCATACGGCCACTCGAGGTCGCCGGTAAAATCAAACTGCTTTACCTGCGCCAGATCGGACTGCGGCATGTACCACAGCTCCTGATCCTGCCCGTCCATGCGCAGGCCGGGATTGTCCGGCATCGCGATCTTCGTGCCCCACTTGCTGATGCGCGTGATCATCTTCCGGCTCAGGTGATTCACCGTGTTCTGCTGATCTTTGATCTTGTCGCAGTCGCTCTCGCCCAGGAACGTTCCCCATGCGGTCACATTCCGCTGCAGCACGACAGGGTAGATGTTCGGGCGATAGTACGGCACCCAGTATTCCGTGTCTGCCTGCGTCTGCGTGTTGTACGGAGGCAGCGTCTCAGGCCCCAGAATCGTCTCTGCGCCGTTTTCTGCATCCGGTATCAAACTACCCGCTGCATTTACGGCTGTCTCGTCCGGCGTAAACTCCGGCTCTGCCGCAGCCGGTTCCGGTGCAGCCATTCCCTGCAGGCGGTTCAGAACGTCCTCGCGGACGCCCTTTTCCCGCAGGTCGGCGATGGTCATCCAGCGTCCTTCCTCGTCCGTCTCCTCCCAGCTGCGCGCGCCGCAGTAGGCGCAGGCGTCCTTTCTCCGCCGCTCCGGCGGCAGCCCCTGCGGATACTCACCGTTTACGGTCGGGCCGACCATCTTCCAGTTTGCCGAGTCCGCCTCTGTCTGTCCGCACTTTTTGCAGCGGCGCAGGCGGCGGCTCTGGCAGTCCTCCAGCTCCTCGCAGACCGTGTCGCCCACCCAGACGATGCGTCCGACGCCGCCGTGCTCGTTGCGGTAGTAGGCTGTCTCCAGCGTGACGAGGTCCTCGGCCGTGCTGGCCTCCTCGCCGCGCAGGCTGGCGTCCTCCTCCGTCTCGTCCGAGACGTCCACGCCGTACCGGCGCTTGACGTAGCCCTTGGTCTGCGGCATGCGGATAAACATGTAGTCCATGTCCTCCGGCTCCTCTACGCCGTCCTGCGGGATGTAGCGCTTGGGATGCAGCACCGTGATGCTGTTCTCGCCGACGGTCGTGTGCGTCCGCTGTGCGCTGTCCCACTCCACGAGATACAGCACGCCGCCCTGCACCTTGCAGGTGCGCTCTGCGCGGTCGTTGATGCGCTCCGCCGGCAGCCGGTCGAGCTCGTCCAGGAGCATGGCCTCGATCATCTTGCCGAGCAGGTTGTCCTGCTGGCGGCTCGGCGTTACCTTCCCGGTCGGCATACTGTTGTCGATCTCCGATTCGATGTTCTCGCTCGTGATGTTCCAGACGTGTGGCGTTTCCGTCGGCTCGTCGATCCCGTTTTCTACCAGCGGCCGCAGCGCGTGGCCGCCCTTGTACTGCACCTCGCGCGCGTCCATCTTGTCAAGCTCCCCGGCATAGGCCTGCAGGTTGCGGTCCAGCTTGTCCTGCCACTTGTGCAGGGTCTTTTTTTCGTTGTCCATTTGTCCTCCTTAGTGCAGCGCACTGCCGACGTAGTATTCAATGGCGAGGCTGTGCAGCGCCCACTCTCCCGTCGCCTCGATGCGGAGCCGGAAATGGTCGCACCGGTGCGGCACGACCGGCAGGTAATAGCTCCGCTTGCCCGCTGCGGTCAGCGTTGCCACGCTTTTCCACGTCCCGCTGCTGTCGTACTGGATCTTGACGGTCACGCTCGCGCCCATCAGGCTCAGCCGCAGCAGCAGCTTGCTCACGGCTTTCCGGTTTGGCGACTCCATCGTAAAGTTTGCAAACTCAACAAAGCTCTCCACGGCCGCCTTGTTTTCTGCCCACGGGCCTCCCGGCCCCTTGAGCGTCGTCAGCTTCTTGCCGGTCGTCATTGCGATGATGGACGGCAGCAGCGTCTCCGCGCCCTCCGTCAGCGCCATGCTGTCGATGTTAGGGCTGTCCTCCACGGTCCAGATGCCGCGCAGCCCGTCGTAGTGGTACAGCCTCTGCGGGGCCGCGCCCGGCTTCTTGAGCTGGATGTAATAGTCCGTTCCGTCGCTCTGCGCGAGGCCGCCGCTGTACTTACCCGGCCCAAAGACCTGCTGCAGGTCCTGCGGGTAATCCCCGTCGTAGGCCATCATGCCCTGCGGAGAGTAGTAAAACAGCAGTCCGCCCGCTGCGCCGAGGCTGTTCTGCATGCCGTGCGCTACGCCCGGCGCGAGGATCTCGCTCGTCTGGAATGTCGTGGCGCCCGCGCCGTAGATCCGCAGGATGTATCCCTCTCGGAAAAACGTGGGGTAATGCCAGCCGATCCCACCCGTGATCTCGCCGCGGGTCTGCAGCTCCACGTACCAGCTGTCCGTGCTCAGCCCGTCAAAGACGTAAAAGTTCGTCGGGTCTCCGAGTGCGCTGGCAAAGATCTCCTTCTTGTCCGCGCCCCACAGGCGGTTTTCGAACTCAAAGCACACGTCCATGTCCGGCACGCTGCGCCGCAGCGTGATCGTCCCCGTCTCGCTGTACGAGGTCTGCTTCTCGCCGCTGGCGCTTAGCGGGATCTTAAAGCAATAATCGGAAAAGGCAATGCTCTTTGAACCGATCTCGCGGATGATCGCGATCTTGTTGTTGTCCGGCTCCGTGGTCAGGCCGTCGATCTCCACGGCGTCTCCGGCCTGAAATCCTGCCTTTGCAAGATCGGCCGATGCCGGGAGATTGATCGTCAGCGTATTGGCCGTGGCGGCGGCTCCGTAGATCGTCCCGTCCGAGATCGTGATCTTGGTCGCCGTCAGCTCCGCCTCCATGCTCACGACCCACGCGCCCATGCTTCTGTCCCACTCGTCGCCGGTCCAGACAAAGAGCGACCATTTCGGGTCCTGCGGATCGTTATTGGTGTTGATGACGTATGCCGTTCCCTTTTCGGCGCTCGTCGGCAGGGCTGCCGGATTGTCTGCCTTCCCCTTGACGGTGTATTTTGCCTGCACCAGCTTTTTGCCCGGCATCAGCACGATGCGGTCCCCAAAGCGCACGAATTTCGTCTCTCCCGCCCCGACGTATGCTGCCTTGATGTTGAGCAGCCCCCACTTATACCACAGCCAGCCGTCCGCATCGACGTACCACATGGCGTGGTTGTCAAAAAACATCTCCGTTGCGCCGGTCAGCGTCCCGCCGTTGCGCCGCTTATCTCGAGAGCGCAGCAGGGGATAGTCCCGCGCGCTCATATTCTCCATGTCATAGATCTCGCCGTCCCCGGCGTTCGGGTGATGCCGCAGCCCGCCGAACTGCACCTGCTGCGACCGCGTGATCCCGGAGCTATAGGCCATGCCCGGCAGTCTACCCATTCTGTCTCCCCCGTTCCAGCCGCTTTTTCGCGGCCTGCATCTTTCGCTCCGCCATGGCTGCCCGGTCGCCGGTGATCGCGTCCATTTCGTTTTCAACCTGCCAAAATAGATGTTCGAGGCCCGCCATCAGTTTGCGGTGCCAGCGGTTGAGCGCGGCCGTGTCAGCCGCGGCGTTGCCGGTCAGCTCCGGCGGCTCTCCCGCCAGCTGTCGGATATTTTGCAGCATATTTCCCTCCTATCTCAGAATGGGTTGCCCCATTTGCCGATCAGATAGGCCCGCTCCGTGGCGTCGGCCGATCTGTAGTCCTCCCATTGATCCTTGTCCCATTTGACGCGCTTGTGCCTCGTCTCTACGGTCGCCCGCTGCTGCTGGCGCACATAGTAGGTGATCGCCAGCGCCATCACGCAGTCGTCGTGCGCGCCCTCGACCGCCTCCGGCCGGCCCTTGCTGTTGCGGGCAAAGGTGAGCATCTCGTTGAGGCAATCCTCGTCGTCGATCAGCTCCGGATGCTCACGCATGATCCCCTGCAGTTCCGCGATGATGACCGGCCGCGTCAGACGGTCCGTCTTAAAGCCGATCGACTCGCGCACCACATGCGTCAGGCTGTCCTCGACCTGCCGCACGAACTGCCGCGGATACCGCATCCGGGAAAGCTCCTTGATCGGATGCGTCGAAAAGTTGGCCTCGATGCCGACGAGGGCCTGATTGTACCACATGCCGAGGCACCATACCTCACGAGCAAACAGATCCTCGTCGGTCCTCGTTCTGTATTTTGCTACGAGCCGCCCCGTGCTGTTATCGATGACACACGCAACAAACCAGTCAGAGCCCTCGCCCGCCGTGTCCGCCCCGATGACGTAAGGGTGTCCCGCCTTTGGCTCCTCCCAGACGAGCGTCTCGCCGTCTTCCGCGTCCGTAAACGCGGCGTCTGTGATCGCGGTCTCGTCGTAGCGGTAGGCAAATCTCCCGCGCCGGATCGGCTTTTTGCAGTGCAGCAGCCGATCCATCAGGATATCGCGCCGGAAGATCGTCTGACTCAGCACGCCCCACTGCCCGAGGCAGTATACCTGATAGTAATAGGGATCCGTCTCGCGGAACGCCTCCAGCGTCAGCCGGTCCTCCTCCGGCAGAAAGCGGTTGTCCTTGTACGTCGTCCGGCTCGTCACCACGCGGGCGTCCTTGCGATCGAAAAACCGCTTTTTGAGCCAATGCGTGATGGAGATCGGGTTAAACGAGATGATGATCTGCTTGTAATATTTGCGCTCGCCGCGGAGGCGGATGTCCAGCTGATTAAAATCTCCCTCCAGCAGCTCGCTCGCCTCCTCGATCCAGATGCCGGAGATATCGTGGATGGACTTGAGCTTCTCCACGTCGTCCAGTCCGGCAAACAGGATCTCGCTCCCGTTGGTAAACGTGATGTACATGTCGCCGCTTTTGCCGCGCGGGATCATCTTGACGGCCGGTCCGTAGTACTGCATGGCCTGCGCCTTGAGCTGGTCAAAGCAGCTCTCGCGCAGCGTCTTGGCAACCTTGCGCACCACGAGCATTCTGTGTCCCGGCTCCGTCGCGCAGCGCTCCAGCACCTTGCGGCCCGCGAAGATCGATTTCCCGCTGCCGCCTCCTCCCATCAGGATCAGGTGCCGGTGGTGGTCAAAAAACAGGGGCAGGAAAACGGCGTTGTTGCTCTCGCACAGCTGCTTGTACCACAGCGCAGCCTGCAGCGCCTTGTCGTCCATTTCCCTGCCCCCTTTTTACTTACTCATGCTCCCTCAGGTAAGCGAGCTGCCGAAGCTCACGCCCGCAGCCGCGAAGGCGCGGTAATCGTAGAAGCCGCCCGTGAATCGGGCGTTGCCCTTCCAGACGTTCGCGTCGTTCTCGGCGATCTCGCTGCGCACGGTCAGCGGCTTGCGGTCAACGTCCACGGCGCCGTAGTAGCGCTTGTTGTACTCGAGGTCCGCGAGGATCCACGGGTAGCCGCTCGTCCCCATGTAGGCGTTGAGGTACGGCGCGATGATCACGTTCCAGTTGCCGAACTGGTAATTGAACTTGTTGCTCGCGGCCGTGCCGGTGTCGTGGAACGCACCCAGCACGCCGAAGACGTCGGCCTTTGCCTTGGCGTCGTTCGGGATGATGATGGTGTTCGGCTCAAGGCCCGCTGGCTCGCCGCTGTCGGTTTTGAGATTCTGCATGGCGGTCGCCACGAGGCCGAGGTTCGCCTCGGAGAACGCGTTGGAGAATGCGTTGCTCTGCGTCTTGCCGGTGCGCTTGATCTTGTGGGACTGCGAAAACAGCTTCACGTCGTCCTTGGTCTTCGTCGAGAAGGTCTCGACGCCGAGCTTCATCGTGTCGTTGTTCTGCAGCGCCGTACCGAGCAGACCCCAGAAGAACTTGGATCGTGCTCGCCAGTAGTCGTCCAGGAACTGGATCGGCTGGCCCTTGAGCACGCTGTCGAGCTTGTCCTCCATCATCTCCATGGAGATCGAGAAACTGCCCTTCCACGTCACCGGCCGGAAGGTCTTAAAATAGCCCTCCTCGATGCCGCCCTGCGGATACGCGCCGTTCTCGCCGACCGGCTCGAAACTGTTGCTGCCGGTCAGCCCGCCGAGCGTGGTGCTCGCCGTCGTGATCGGCATGTTTACGAAGAGATCCTGCAGCACATTGCCCTCCTTCTGCATCCACGCCTCATACTCTCTCTCCAAGAGCATGCGCAGTGGAGACTGCAGCTCGCCAAAGAGCGAGTTGGTCACGTTGCTGGACTCCGAAACGATAATTCCTGCCAAATATTTCCCCTCCTATCTCTGTCAGCCCGTGCTCGTCACCGTTCCCGGCCGGACAAACCTGCCGCGGACCGTGTCGCCGACCGCCGTGCCCTTGAATGCGACGACCTCAAAGACGCCGTTGGTCGTGGTCGCCGTGGCCTTGGATCCGGTCGTGTCGATCGTCACCATCTGGCCGACGGCCGCGCCGGTGTTGGCCGCGCTCCACTCCGTCTCATAGATCGTCTCCTCGTGCACGCGGATGCAGGGGATCACGTCCCCGGCAGCCACCGTGCCGCCGTACATGCTGATATAGTCCGGTCTCGTTGCGCCGGTGCACTTTGCAAGCTTGCCGCTCGTGAGCGTCAGCGCCATGCCGACGGTGCATGCCCCGATGGCGGATGCCTCGAGGTATTCCCACGGCTCAGGCTGACCGTCGCGGTAGCTCTGCGGTAAAAATGCCATTTGTCCTCCTTCCGGCCGTTATCCGGCCTTGTGTGTCTTGTTGTAATGTGCGGAGATCTCCGCATCCGTCGCATTGGGGTTGAGTGCCTTATAAAAGGCCTTGACCCCTGCCGGGACGGGTGCCGGGGTGTCTCCGGTCGTCTGCCGTGTCCGCTGCTGATGCTGCAGCCCGGCCGCAGCGTTTCGCGCTGCTTGTTCTCCTGCTGCGCGCTGGCCGCGCTGCAGGGCATCAAAGTTTGCAAGCCGGTATGCATCGACGTAGTTGTTGCCTCGACGCACCGCATCGGCAAATTTCTGCCCGGTCTCCATCGCCATGATGTCGTCCAGCGACTTGATGGCGGGATTCATCCGGCGGATCTCCGCCAGCTCCGTCTCGCGGCGCTGCGAAAACTCCTGCGCTCCGGCTCTCTGCTCGGCTGCCTCGGCGCGCTGCTGCGCCTCCTTGGCTCCGCTGAGGATCTGCTGGATCTCCGGCGACTGCATCAGGGCCTGCTGCAGCCCCTCCGGTGTCAGCCGTCCTGCCTTGAGGTCGTTTGCCAGCTTGGCGTTTGCCGTGGCGGTCTGGAATGCTCTCCAGTCCTCCATGTTTTCCACGGTTTTCCCCGTAAACGGATCCTTGATCCCGGCCTTGCCAAAGACCTCTTTCTCCCACTTGGCCCGCTCGGATGCCAGTGCGGCATCGATCGCCTCCCGCTGCTCCCGCTCTCTGCGGGCCGCAGCCTGCTGGCGGCGGGTCTCCTTGTCCTGCGGCTGCTGCGCCTCCCCCTGCGGAGCGTCCTCCGCGTCCGGCGGCGTCTCTGCCGTTTTCTCTTCCGCTTCTTCGGTTTCTGCAGGTTCGGCGATCTCCTGCCCGTTTTCGCCTGCCGGAGTCTCGTCAGCGTCAGGGGCGGCGACCCCCTGCTCGTTTGCGCCTTCTTCGGGCTGCGGCAGCCCAAACTTCTGATACCAATCCATTGTGTTCCCTCCTGCCCCTCAGGGCGTCACTTGTTGCTGCCCGCGTTGCCGCTGAGCTTCTTGCCTGCCGTCATGCGCAGGTCCGTGCCGGTGTGGATCCGGCTCTGATCCGCCGTCGGCTTTTTGGCAAAAGGTGCCTTGACGTACTGCTGTCCGCCGTGGCCG